ACGTAGATGAGGTGTTCAGCACTTATTTGTATACTGGGAATGGTTCTACTCAAACGATTACCAACGGTATTGATCTTGCTGGCGAAGGTGGTTTAGTTTGGATTAAAAGTAGAAGCCATTCATATCCACATAACTTATATGATACAGAAAGAGGTGCCACAAAAAGGTTAAAGTCAGCAAGCACTGTTGCGGAAAGCACTTTGTCTACTGGCTTGACTGCTTTCAGTAGTACTGGGTTTACATTAGGTGGCGATAACGACACAAACGGTACATATAGTGACGCACAATACGCTTCTTGGACATTTCGCAAAGCCCCTAAGTTTTTTGATGTGGTAACTTATACTGGGAATGGTGTTGCTGGTCGTACTGTAAGCCATAACCTTAACAGTGTTCCAGGGTGTATTATCGTTAAAGCTACTAATAACGCAAGAAGTTGGGCTGTATACCATAGGGGTACAGACAGTACAGCACCAGAAGATTACGGACTGTATTTAAACGAAACGACCGATAGGTCTGACGATGCACAACTTTGGAATGATACCGCACCTACTTCAACAGAATTTACTGTAGGCACAGATGGCGATACAAATGTGAGTGGTAGAACCTACGTTGCCTACCTATTTGCACACAACAATAATGACGGTGAGTTCGGCCCTGATGGTGATGCTGATATTATCAAGTGTGGGAGTGTTTCTTATCCTGCAAGTGGTGATGTAGAAGTAAATTTAGGTTTTGAACCACAATGGGTTCTGTATAAAGATGTTAATCATGGTGGTAATGTTTGGTGGATTCTTGACACTATGCGTGGATGGAACGCTCAGGAGACTAGTGGTACTTTTTCAAGCACGACTGGTGGGAAAGCAGAGGCTTTATTTCCAAACACTTCTGGTGCGGAAGTGGAATATGATTACGGGGCTTTAACCTCAACAGGCTTTAAATTGCCAAGCAATTTTAATTATGGAGACAATAACACAGACTACATCTACATAGCCATTCGCCGTGGCCCTATGGCTGTGCCTGAGAGTGGAACTGATATATTAAACATAGGAACAAGAAACGAAAGTGGAAATGCTCCTCCAATGTATCACGCAGGTCGTGTCGTTGACATGGCATGGCAAAGGGAAGTTACTACCAGTAATAACCCAACTATGGCCTCACGTTTAACGGGTAATAACTTTTTAAGAGCTTATGACCCCAGCACACTCACATCAAGTTCACAACATGCCTTTGATTATAGCGATGGTTGGTATAACAATACAGAAACAAACACAAACGCATATTCATACATGTTTTCTAGGGCGGTAGGAGCTTTTGATGTTGTGGCGTACACAGGAAATGGCACATCGGGCAATGGAATACAACATGGGTTAGGAGTTGCCCCAGAGTTTATAATGATACACTCATATGGAAATAGAAATTGGCAAATAGGAAGTCAGCTTTTAGACAATCAAGCATATGGCTACACAGAAAGTAGTTATATGTATCAAAATGGGGCGGGAAATAGTATATTCCCTAATACATCTCATACTAGTACACATTTTTATGTTGGGTCTGATAGTGATGTAAACAACAACAATGAAAAGTATATAGCGCACTTATGGGCAAGCGTGGATGGTGTTATAAAGTGCGGTGTCTATACTGGAAACGGCTCTAATAGTCGTGACATAGATTGTGGATTTACATCGGGTGCTAGATTTGTATTGTTAGGAAATTGTGATGACTCAGACTATTCCAGAATATTATTTGATACAGATAGAGGTATTACAACTGGTGCAGGAGACAACCCATTATCCTTTTTCTACCCAATACCTGTGGGGTACGTGAACAGCCCCAGTGGGTATGCGGACCTAAGCACTACTGACTTTATTGACCCGATTAGCAGCGGCTTTCGCATCAAAAGTAGTTCAGGTCACACAAATGCATCTGGAAAAAAATACCTATACATGGCAATAGCATAACAAGGACATAAAGAATGGCTGATGATAGCTGTCACTTAAACCGTAAGGATACAAAAGAATGAATAATCAAGATATGAACATTAAAAACCCCACGTTTGGTGGTTTTAAACCTGATGCAATGTCACGTATTGCAAAGTCTATGGGCTATGAAGGTAACATGTCTGGTTTTCAGCAGTACCTTGATCAGAACCCTGACAAACGCACACAGATGGATCAGTTCAAGCAAGCCGCTATGATGATGGCTCGTGGTGGTTCAGTACAGAAGTTTCAGGCAGGTGGTCAGCCTAGCTACTATCAACAGATGGTGGATAAGGTAACACCACAACAACAACCTACACAACCTGTACAAACACAGCCACAACCTACACAACCTGTACAAACACAGCAGTTTGTGCCTTTCCCAATTGATCCTATCACAGGTAAACCACCTATTACTGGTGGCCCCGCAATGCCAAGGCCAATGCCCACACCTAAAGACCCTATATACAGCAGACCTACGCCTATTACCCCACCAGAACTACAGCCACAGCCTCCTGTAGAAGAAGGTCCAGACTTAGGTGGCTATGATCCATCACAAGGTATGCCTGAAAAAGTTAATCCTACTGAAATGATTGAGGGTCTTTCTTGGGCTGAACATTCTCAAAAAGGCATTGATATGCTTTTGGAGTCAGGTAAGTTACCTAGTGATGAAATGTTTGACAAGATGACATTTCTTGATGGTACAGAAAAATTAGTTCCTAATCCAGATAAATATGAAGTATCAGGTGGTAAAAAGAACTGGATCTTTACTTTTGAAGATGGTACATCTACAGTTGTTAATAGACGCAATTTAAGTGATGCTAAGAAAACACTTGCTGATGAAATTACACCAGTTATATCTAAATTAAAAGAGAGTGGTTTTGAAGAAAAAAATGAGCAGTTTAAAAAACAAGAAGAAGCTTACCGTGAATACCTTACAGGTGAAGCATCACGTGGTGTAACTGAAGATATTGAAAACATTGAAGAACGTTATACTGAAATCAATGATCAGTATCGCCAAGCTGATTTAGAACTTCGTCGTTTACAAGCACAAGCTGAAGATAATCCTGATGACCCTTATATCAAAGCTCTTGTAGAAGAAAAGGGTAAAGAGTTATCTGGCTTGTATGATCGTCAGCAACAATTAACCACACTATATCGTGAACAAAAGGCAGTAGAAGAATCTAAACTACCTACTATTGAAGATGTAATGAAGGATCGTGCAACTGATCCTACTCTACCTGAAGGCACAAAGGTTGAAGCACAGAAAATTCAGACTGCACCTGATCAGTTTATTGCTGAAGGTACGGGCCAAGTAGAAGGTGACATTTCCTATACAGCTAAACAAGGTGAAGTAACTCTATCTGCGGGAGTTGATCAACCTGCTACAGCTAAGTATGAGCCGACTAAAGTATTAGACAAAGCTAAAGCTGAGTTAGATAAAGCACAGGCAGCTACAGGTGAAGTGTCTCCTGATGCACAGATTACTGCAGCACAAGGTGACTTGTCTCCTAAAGCAATGGCAGATGCACAGAAATTTGATAATGATCGTTTAGACCTTGTACCCACAAATCCATACCTAGCTGTAAACAAAGATCAACTTGCAGATGCTAAAGGCAATAATCTTGAGGCTGTAAAGGCAGAAGTAGCTGAATCAGAAACACTTGAAAAAGCTATTGCTGAAACTGCAACAGTTAAAGCTGAAGAGTTACCACCACCTGCACAGATTGCAGAAGATCAAATGGCACAAGCTCAGGCTATGACAATGGATGGCTTGACTGATGATGCTATTGGAGTTGCAGCTAGACTAGAGAAGTTCACTGTAGATGACGGTACACTTGCTCTTGCTATGCAAGGCGATGTAGATGCACTGGATACCGTTGAAGGTCAGCTATCACAGTTGATGAAAGACTTTGACGATGGTACTCCTGCATGGGCTGCAGGGGCTATTCGTGCAGCTAATGCAGCTATGTCCTCACGGGGTCTGGGTGCATCCTCTATGGCAGGTGCAGCTATCCTACAGGCTGCTATGGAATCTGCACTACCTATTGCACAGCAGGACGCAGCTACGTTTGCTAACATGAACATGGCTAACCTAAACAATCGTCAGCAAGTAGCACTAACTAATGCAGCAGCACAACAAGGTCTACAACTACAGAACTTGTCTCTTGAACAGCAAATGGCTTTGTCAAATAGTGCTAATGCATTTGCACTGCAATCACAGAACTTGTCTAACATGCAAGCTACAGTTATTGCTAATGCTCAGATTAAGTCTGCATTACAAGGTCAGAACTTATCTAATGAACAACAGTCTAACCTAGCAATTGCTGCACGTTTTGCTGAAGTAGCTAACCTTAACTTGAGCAACAAACAGCAGACTGCACTGCAAAACAATACATCACAATTACAGACTAACCTTGCTAACCTTAGTAGTAAGTCACAAGCTTACATTACTAATGCTAATCTAGGTGCATCATTGCAAGGTCAGGTGTTGAGTAATGAACAACAAGTAGCAATTAGTAATGCTGCACGTTTCTCTGAAGCATCTAATATTACATTTAGTGCTGAACAACAAACTCAGTTGCACAACTCATCTTTGATGCAAACAATTGGTTTATCTGAACTTAGCGCTGCACAGGCAGCTACATTGCAAAATGCTGCTACAATTGCTGGCATGGATACGGCTAACCTTAACAACCGTCAACAGGCGGCAGTTGAAAATGCTAAATCATTCTTGCAAATGGAATTGACTAATCTCAGTAATGAGCAACAGATAGCTGTATTTAAAGCACAAGCTACGCAACAAGCATTGTTGTCTGATCAATCAGCAGAGAATGCATCTAAACAATTTAATGCTCAGAGTGAAAACCAAGCTAATCAATTCTTTGCTAATCTTGAACAGCAAAACAATCAGTTTAATGCTGCACAAACTAATGCAATGGAACAGTTTAACGTTGGTCAAGAAAACGCTGCACAACAGTTTAATGCGGAAATGAAGAATAATCGTGAACAATTCAATGCACAGAACGAATTAGTAGTTGCACAGTCTAATGCTACATGGCGTAGAGAAGTTGCAACAGCAGATACTGCAGCAGAAAATCGTGCTAATGAACTTAATGCAATTAATACTCTTGACATTTCTAACCAAGCATACGATAATATGTGGAACACATACGGTGATCAAATGGAATGGGCTGTTAACAGTTATGAAAGTGAAGCTGATCGTGTAAATGCACTTACCCTAGAAACAATGCGTCAAGATGGTACAGAGAAAGCTGCTAAATATGCAGCAGATAGTAAGGCATCTAGTGCCATTGGCGGTGCTGTAGTTAGCTTACTGACTGCGGGAACAGATACAGTCATTGGCGGTATTTTTGGTTAAAAGGAAAGTATAATGAACCCTGCAAGACAAGTATACAGTAAAGCATTGGCTGAGTTACAAGGCCGTAGTAAATCAAAACAACAGCCCACTAAAGCAGGTGGGTTGTTACAACGTACTTCCAATGTAATGAAACAGGATCAAGACAAACCTAAAGAGCCTTATGATTCTGTACTAGATGCAATGGATCAAATTCGTACACAAAGAAAGAAGTTAAGCAATGGCAATTCCTAAAGACGCAATGTTTAATGCACCTGTTGCAGGACAAATGATGACTGCTGAACTAGGTGCTCGTCCTTTTCAAAGGCCACCTCAGTACAGTAGTGTAGACGAAGCTATGGACTTTTATGCTAAACGTATTATGAGTCCTAAATTACGTGACGGTATACTTGATGTAATGGAAATGGGTGTGCCTCTTACATCATTAGCTAACTCACTGCAAGCAGGTGGTGTAATGCAAGGCAAGCATACTATTGATGTAGGTGTACTTATCATGCCTGTTCTAATTGAAATGCTTGCTTACGTAGGTGATGAAGAAGGTATTGAGTATGACATGGGCATGGATGATCCAGAGGAAGACCCTGATAAAATCCGTGACGTACACATCTACAAGGCTATGCAGAAGGTAAAGGATAAGATGGAGAAGTCTGGTGAACAGCCAGTAGAAGAACCACCTGTACCATCTGAGGAACCTACAATGGAAGAGAAACCTGCAGGTCTTATGGCACGTCCTAGTGCTGCACCAATGGAAGAAGGAATGTAACTATGGCTTTTAACTTTATGTCCTTTTTAGGTGGTGCTGCTGAACAGCTTACAGATGTAATTGAAACACGTGAAGCTGAACGCATGTACGAAGAACGTCAAGTCAAGGCAGAGCAACGTGAAGAGAGTAGGTTTGCTAGACGTCAGGCTGCTTCTGCTGCACGTGATCGTAAGAAAGCAGAAGAAGAAGCCGCAGACGTAGCAAGTGCTTTATCTATGTTCTATAAACCAGATCGTGTTACAGAGATTATGTCTGGGGGAATGGCTAAGGCTAGATGGCATTTAGATATGGGTGGTAAACTGGCAGAAAAAGGACTAAGTGGAGATACTTTATACACTTCTCCTGCTGCTCCAAAACCTACTGTAGATGTGGGTACAGCAGCACCTGCAGTTGCCCCTGCTCCATCTTTAACGGCAGCAGAACAAGAAAAATTTACACAAGAAGTAGCGGAACAAGCTGAAGCTGCTTCACTTCCTATTCCATCAAGCGTACCAGCAAAACAATCCAGTATTAACTTTGGTTTTTTAGCTAAAACATTTGCTCCTGCTGATGAAGAACAAGCGACACTAGATGCTGCATATGCTGTTGCATATCAAAAGTCTGTTAACGCTACTACCCCAGAAGAAAAGACAAAGTATGCAGCAGAGGCTGAAAAATATTTAAATGCCATCTATGATAAAGACGCAAAACTAAAAGGAGATGGACAAGAGTCTGATGCTTTTAGTTCTACAACTATTAACTCTAACATAAATGGTTTTTACACTCGTGCTCTGAATGACTTTGGTATTGAGGCTAATCTAAAAGATGGGGTGCTACAAAGTCTTGCAGGTAAACTGCCAGAGAATCAGACTGCTATTATTCAAGCTAACATGCAAGTGCAAATGTTAAACCGTAAGAATGGTAATGTTGTTTCTCAAGATGCGGAAACTTTATTTAAGAGCAATGTAAGCGGTTCTGTACGTAAACTACAGGCATATGGTATGCGACAAGCTAATGGACTTGATGTAGCGGAAGAAACTACAACTACGGGTAGTAGTATTGTGGATCGTCGGGTTAATACTATGGCTGATCCTGTGCCTGTATCTGAGCTACAGAAAAATACTTTTAATTATAAAGTAGGAGATGTCCTCTTTGTACAGGAAGAAGATGGTAGTACTTCTGTTCGTGTCTTTACAGGCGTAAAGATTACACCCGCCCATGATATGTTTGTAAATGCAGGAAAAGTTAATGGCTGATGGGTTCATGTTTGACTCCTTGTTAGACGAGGATGAAGAAAAACAAACTTATTCACCTACTGGTATTAGTCAAGATAACTTTATGTTTGATGGCTTAGATAGTGAAGTATCTGCACCAGAAGTTGAACAACCAAAAACAGAGCAGTTGCCAGAATTAAAACCTCTTGGTGAATCTACAATGATGTCTGACTTTGAAATCCCTGTGCCTGAGTATGATACAAGCATTCCCCCGCCCCCAGATAATGTAGCATTAGGTGAACCTGTTGATGCACCTGAATCTGATTTAGAAACAAGTGAAACTGTACCGACACTTCAAGAACGTTTTCAGAGTTTGTATGATAGTGAGTATGATAAACGTTTAGATGAAAATACTATAGATGAATACGCCAAATCTAAAGTTGAGTTTACTTCAAAAATATCTGAAATGATGAGGCTTCGTTATGGAAAATCAGAAGAAGAAATACAAGAGCAAATAGAAAACTCTCGTAATCTTAATGCTGATAAACGATTAACAGAAGATTATGATACTGCTAGACAATATGCAATTGAATACCTTTCTAATGATTTAGATATTGATTCAGAAAAATTAATAGCACGTATTAACAGCGAAAACTTTATAACAAGTGGTTTAAGTGAGAAACTATTGATTGCAGCAGAGGAAGGCTACCTCTCCCTTAATCAAGTAAACGCCATCGTATTTGCAGATGAAGTACTCAATCCTGTAACTGCAGTTGTGGGTGTTCCTATTATGTTTAGAGATGCAGCAGAAAATGTTCGTGAAGGAAATTTGTTATCTGCTGCAGGTAATATTGTTATAGGTACATTAGATGCTATTCCCGCATTAAAGGTAGGATCACTTGGTGTAAAAGGAGTAAATAAAGCTTGGAGTAAAGTATCTGGTGGTGAGACTGCATATAATCAAGTACAGGAAGCCATGCGACTTGAAACCAAACTTGCAGACAATGTTAAAAACGTTAACAAAAAAATTGCAAATGACAATAAAGAATTAAGAAGTCAGTTAATTAAGGAATGGGAAGATCGTAATGAAATGTCAATATCTAAAACATTAGATGATGGTAACTTAGAAATTGACACAGATTTAGTTCGCCAACAGGGTAAGACTAAAGTAACAGAATACTATATTGATGATGTATATCATGGTACTACGGGTAAGGATGCTGCAACTCCACTAGAAGACTTGATGATTGGGGATAATGCTGAGTTTGCGTTGCCTATCCTAAACCCTGAAAAGATGGATGCTTTTGTGTCTGTAGTTGTTGCTCTAAAGAAACAATACCCAGATGCATTTAAGGGTAAAGAAAAGTTAAGTGATCAAATCTTTGATCTGTCTGTAATGAAACCTAAAGGTTCTGGTGCGGAGACTATCTTTGAAACCCCTGACATGCTAAAGATTTTAACTGATCATGGAATGTCATATGAAGAATATGTGTTAGGTGTAGTAGGTTCAGGATCACAGGCAGGTAAGTTCCTAAATCGCTTGTCACAAATGGGCCGTGTTAAACCTAGAAGTATTAAAGAACAACAGGCAGAGAAGTCACGTCAATCTGTAGCAAAAGGTCTTAGTAAGTTCTGGACAGGTACAGTATTACGTACTGAGAATATTCGTCGTGGTCTTATGGTTTCATCATTAGCTACTGCCGCACGTAACTATCAGTCAGCTATTGTGCGTTCCCCTATGGAAAGTATTGGTAATGTATTTGACACTGCTATGCTTACATACGCCCGTGCTGTTGACACAGGTGACACATCTGCTGGTGCTTTAGTTAAATCAGTAAAGAATATTAATCCTCTTGTTCGTGATGGTACGTACAAAGGTGCCTTCCGTAACATGCGTTACATGTACTTCAATCAGGCAGAAGCAAAAGAATGGTCAGAGTACATACTCAATCGGCCTGAACTAGCTGACCAACTAACTAAAATGCAGAACAATGTACTTGAACTGCAGGAACTTACAGGTAGAGGTAGTGCCACAACTAGAGTAGGCAAAGGTTTGGATGCAGTAGCAAGTAAGCTAGAGGATTTTACCGCCACGCTAAACGCCCCTAACCGTTGGCAGGAACATGTTATTCGTAGAGCAACATTCTTATCTGAACTAGAAAGATTGACACAGGCAGAGTGGGGAGTTGATCTACGTAAGGCATTAGAAGGTGGTAATATTAAAGAAATACTAAATGATTCTAGTAAATTTCGCCCAGAGAAAGGGCGTACCTTTGTTGACATCATGGAAGAAGCCACACAGAAAGCCCTTGATGTTACGTATGCAAAACAACCAGACTTTCCACCCTTCAAGTTTACCAGTGATTTAATTACAAAGTCTGGCCTCACAGTCATTGTACCGTTCCCACGTTTTATGTTTAACTCTCTTGAGTATATGGCACAAAGCACGGGTGGGGCAGCACTACCCCTTATACGTAGGGCAGCATTTAAAGATGCAAGAGGTACAGGTTTAACTCCACGTGATCGTCAGGATATCTCTCGTAACTTAGCAGGTGCTGCAGCTATTGCTGCATTCTATCAGTACAGAAAGTCAGATGATGCACCAGAAGCATACGAAACTATGCAGTATGGTGATGATGCAGTAGACTTAACTCCTGTGTATCCTATGAGACAGATAGGATGGATAGCAGAGTTTGAAAGACGCAGACAGGAAGACACATTAGACACATGGTACGGCATGGATGCAGATCACATTGCTGAAACGTGGTTAGGTACTACAGCACGTACAGGTATGGGTAACATATTTGTTGAAGAGATACGTGACATTATTGTTTCAAGTGGTGACGAGATTGATGCACAAGCTCGTGCTAAAAAGATAGGTGGTGCTGTTGGTCAGTATACTATGACATACTTTACACCTTATTTCCAAGTCGTAGAGGCACAACGTGCTATGGACTTACGTCCTGACTATTATGCAGATGCTGCTACTGATCCTGAGTTTAAAGGCAGTGCAGGTGAAGCATTTCAATCGGGTTTTCAACGTAGTGCCGTACAGCGTGGCATGGCTGCGCCCTCATTTGAAAGTGAATTACCCGCACGTGTTTCTATTACTACAGGAGACATACAGCGTTTTGACTCTGGTACTAAACTATTCTTTGGGATTAACAAAAAGGATATGCCAGATGATATGACAGAATATCTAACGTCTATTGGGTTTGATGATCCGACATATAATCTAGGAAGTAGATCACGAATACCATCAGAGAAACGTGTGGAAAACACATATCTATCTGCTATACTTCCACTTGCTGTAGAGATAGGTAAAGAGGTAGCAGAAACTGAGGGTCAAACTAAAAAAGATCAGAATATTCTTGCAAGAAATTATATTAAAAATATTCTTGATGAAGGCAAGGCTGACTTTGTTAATCAAGGCATAGGATCACCTATGGCAAAAGCTGTAGATAAACTAAGTCGGATGCCAGCAGACCAACGTAGATCATCAGTGGTTAAGTTTAGACTATATAATGATAGGGAGCCTGACTTATCTAGCATCGTTGATCTACAACAGTTAATGGAACTGTCAAAGAGTATCACAAAATAAAGGGGCCATTACAGCCCCTCTTTTTTTATCTCTTGTCACCACTTCCACTTAACGTGCCCTGCTCCTTACGCCTACTGAGCTTGGCTTCATTCTGACCTGCAATCATACCTAGTGTTAGATTAAGGTCTGTGGCAAGTGCAGCACAGTACCACAACACATCCCCTATCTCACTGGCTAACTGCTCACGCCAATCCTCTGGCATACTTTCTGGCCCGTCACGAATAATCTTCTTGACCTTGTTTGCCACCTCACCTGCTTCACCTGCCAAACCCAAAGCAGGGTAAAGTATTTTATGTTTATCAGGATAGATAGCTGTACGTGATGCTGATCTTTGATACGAATTAAAATCAGACATGTTGTACTTCTCCTTTAGAAACTGTTCTGCTTCTTCCTGTAGCTTGTTCATTACCTTTAACCCGTTTTAACTGCTCGTAGTAGGCTTTGTTAAACCCACGTTCCCACTCCCTGTACTGCATTGTATCACTAGGGAATGGATTAACGACACGCCCCTGCCGAAAATCTTTGTAACCTTTCTCGTATTGAAATTTTAACGGTGCATCATATTTGCCAAGGCCACGTTGTTTGCGAGTTAATTGTTTGTTCATATGCATTCTCCTTATGTTAAGATGTATTATGCTACGTTGATTAGTTCTGCTTCTGTGTATGGAATGTGGTAGAACAGTTCACCCTTCAAGATGTTACGTCCATATGCTTCACGTAGACGATCATCTGTTAGGCTTGTATCCTTGATACGCCAAGCTTGCTTCATATCTTTACGGAAGATGTAGAAGTTAAGCACTCCATTCTCCCCCTCATATTTTTCAAGCAATCTACCTTTACGTTCAGGAATGCGGATGTCTTTCCAATCTGTGGGCCATTCACCTTTCCATGCAAGCTTGACTTCCGCTTCGTTAAAATACGTATAATCCTTTTTCTTTGACACAATGTCCACATAGTAATTTTCCTCTGCTGTTTCAATCTCGTGTCCTGCGTCTACTAGGTAGGCAGTTAGTTTATCTTTTGCAGGTGCGTCATACGCTTCATACAATGCACGACTAAATTGTTTACGTGTTCCCATTATCTTTTCCTTCCATATTAGTTTGTGTTACACCCTGTGCAGTATCCGTAGACCTTTACACAGGGTGCAGGTTTAGTGCCTAAGTTCCGATGTCCACGATTTCGCATGAGTCACCAGTGCAAGCAAATGTTTGACTAGACTTTGTGCTATCTTCTTTTTCGTATGCGGATAGCTTAGTCCAATCAATCTTCTTCGGCATCTCCTTTAGTAATGCCTTATATTCATCAGCAGTACAATCCTGATAAGGTGCTTGCTGATAAGTATGATCAGAGTGTGGCAAGAAAGACACACCTGACATTTCGTCAAAGTGTTTGTACACAAAGGCACCCACTTCTATCCATTCACTATCCTGTACTGTGCAAGTAACACTTGGTTTGTGTTCGCACCAGTGCCGTTGATAAGCAAGCCATGTCTCTAACTGTTCAATGGCTGACATATCTGTACGTGTTACTGCTTCATTCGGTGCCTTCATAGGGAAGCTGAATACAGTAGTCGTGTCTGGATTAAACACACACGGTTCAGCAGGAATACCTTGATCTTTCATCATGGCGGTAAGGGGATCGTTGTTATCGCCTCTAACGGTTCTGATGTAATAGTTGTTGTGTCGTGCATGTATTCCACTTGCGGAGTCCACCAGTTGGGATACAGTACCTGATGGCTTATTACAAGTAATAGCAGTACTAACGTTAATTCCAAGACGATCAGCCCACTCAGCATTAGTATCAACAGCCACCTTACGAAGGTGAGAAAGTGTTTCATCTAGTCCTTTATTTTTTAATGTCATCAATGGATTATCCATTACTCCTGTGAGAGACACACCAAGCAATCTTTCTTCCTCAGTATTGTTTCTCCACATCTTTCGCAGATACGGGAACTTAGTGTAGGTGGATTGGATAGTGCCCAGAATTGTTGCCAGACGGACCTTTCGTTCCAAACTTTCAATATTATCCGTGGCCCGTACCACAATTTCCGTAAGATTGCACACTTGACCTGATCGTAAAATGATTTCACTGCATGGATTAGTGCCGAACTCATGGTTAGGATCACGCCTACCATATTTCTTAGCTTGATTTTTAGATGCTTCACGATTAAATACCCCTCGTTCACCTGACTTACTCTCTACTAATGCCAACCACTCACGCATGAATGTCTCTGCGTCTGGCTTCTCTGTGTATGACACACTGTTATTAGCAAGTGCACGATAGGCTGCTTCATTCCACCACTGCCCTGACTTGGCATGGCGCATACGGTCATCACTTAGGTTAGACAAACTAATCATTGCTGACCTACGTACACCACCTACGACAACGATCTGACCAATGAAGCACATGATGTCGTGACATTCAATTGATGATAGCCTACGACCCTGTGCATTCTTGAATGTCTGTACCGTGAAATTGAATAGATCAACTAGCGGTCCTGCACCACTGGCACGTCCACCAAATGTCTTTAGTCGTGAACCTGCAGGACGTACCTTGCTTACATCCCACTTAGGTATCTCTCCTGCCCACAACAGTGACAACACTTGACGGTAAGCCTTAGCCCAACCCTCTTTACTGTCCTTCACTACAACTGTAGTGTCACTCTCGTATAGATCAGGTACTTCTGGTAGCTTAGATACAAACTGACGTTCAACACTAAAGCCTACGCCTGTACCACACAACAACACAAACATTGCTTCATCAAAAGCAAATGGATGATCCACATGAATGTATGAACAGTTGTACATACAAATGTTATCACGTGCTGCTGCTGCACCTGCTGTCATCATGGCTCTCATGCTTGGTGTAATCTCTAGGTTCAAGATTGCTTGTTCAATCTCACCGTACACTGAGTCTTTCTTAACATAAGGTGCTACGATATTGTCCATATAACGAGTCACTGTTTCAGGCCATGACTCACGCCGTTGTTCATCATCTAACCACCTTGCGTAACGTGAGGTGTGAATGAATGCTTGATAGTCTGTAGGTAAAAAATTGTCCATGTTCACTCCGTTATTATTTTAATTGCTTTGATTGACATTCCATCAATGTCGTATATAAATTCCTGCAGACTTTGACTAATCTCTTCATCAACATCTCCATCTACAGGAACTGGGTATTCATCTTCATCTATGTTTAAGGTTAAGAATACTTTAACTATCATCTACTTCCTCAATAAGTTTTGTCAAATACCACTGTGCCTTCTTCAAGTCTTCTGCACCATTCTTGTACCTGTATCTCCACATGTATTTAAGAATGTTGCCCTGTAGATAATACTCGTATCCATCACCTGTGGCGGCACGAATGGCATCAATGCATTCAATACCTGATTGATTATAGTGTGGTGGTTTGTTTACATTGTCTACCATTCGTATCTCCTTTCTAAAAGTTTACTTTAACTACGTTACCGTCACGTTCTTTTACTAACGGTTTATATTCTTCCGTTTCTTCTGCATCAAGTTGATCAACTAACTTGAATAGCTTGCTCCTTACATCAGGGTCTTCTTCCATTAAAGGTATAGCAGCAATTAACATGTCAGTCAACACTTTCAGGTGAGCAAAGTCATCTGAATTTAATGTGTTGTCATCTGTAGTCAGCATACCTACAGTAAGATCACCCGTCCAATCTCCAGTGTCATCCACATCTGGTGATATTCGTATGATGAAATCATTAGGGTTAAATTTTATTAGTGTATCTAGCATATGTTTAGCTCCTTTTTATTTTGTCGTAAGGAAATACTACTAAGTCTGGATGAACGTCAACTCCCTTTTGTTTCAACCATTCTTCTGGAATAACCCTATCTGCATACAAGAATTTATTTCTTTCACACCATGTAGCATACGTACTTTTGGCACCCTTATTTAGCTTACGTCTACTGTTTTCAAACACGAACCGTATGTCTAAGTCTGGGTGCTGTTTCTTTATTGCTAGGTGCTTACGTCTATCGTCTGATGTGAACCTTCCTTTCACTTCTACAATGATACCGTTCTGCAGTATAAAGTCAGGGGTATAGGTGCGGTACATCAAGTCTTCCCATTCTATTTTAATGGCTTCATACTTGAATTTTACTTTCTTCTCCTTCAAGTAGTCTTTGACTTTGATTTCTAGCCCACTCCTAAACCCATGCTTTAGTGCTGCCTTGAACTGCTTACCGTTCATTAGATGCGCCACAACCCATTCCAAGGACTAGGCAAACTACTTACAGTAGACACGCCTAGTGATCGTAGCTCCTGTCGCACTGCATCGTCTGCAGCCTTACGTGCTTCCATAGCTGAACGTAGTCCTGCATACTTAGCCTCATGCAGTTCCTTCTTACGATCTGCAATATCCTTTTCCATAGCAGCAATCTGTTCCTGCATTTCTTTTATTTCTTCATTACCTAACATATTCAATCCTCTATGTATGCCACCGTCTTGGGGTCTTTTGCTTTAGATAACCTAGCAGGTTCTTCAACCATGTTAGGCCAACACTCGTATCTGAAATCACAGAAACGACAGTTATCGTTTAGTACCTTGTTGCCTGTGGGTTTACCACGAAACATTTCTGGTACTGGACTGAAGCAACGTTTGAACTCGTTGTTGTTCACCGTTTCAACAGTTGATTTAATCTTATCAAGTTCATTGTCAAGGTCAAGTCCGTCAGCAGGTACGTATTTAAATTCACCGTTGCCTTTGTTCACAACCCACCATCCACCTACACGTTTGCCAGATGCTTTGGCGTAACCTGCAAGCTGCCCTACATAACCAAAGCCATCACCCTTAGATAGTGTATCAAAGGAATCAAACTTGTTCTGATAAGACCACGGTGATGCTGACTTCACGTCATCAACTGCACCGTCTATTACAAGATCATAGCTACCAGAAACACTAGTACCATTACTATCTCCCACTTCAAGGCTAACTTTATCAGTGTCTTCAAACTCCACGTTAGCACCTTTAAGCAGCCCTTTAAAAACAGCCTCAACAATATCTCCTAACATCATGTTCATTACAAATGTAGTTGGCTTGGGTAGTGCTTTCTCTGGCATGTTCTTAGCAAACCAGAGTTGGCAAGTAGGACGCCCAATGTTGGACATCCTTAATGTGAACTTGTCACGAGACTTACCACTACCAAACTGACGAAGTACTGCATCCATAACTTCATCACCAATTTGTTTAGCAACTTCATTACTGAAGGTTGTCTTTCCATTGGCAGCGTCAGTCATAAACTGGTGCAGCTTTAGTTCAGCAGGATGGTTCATTACACAAAATCCTCTGCGTCAATATCCACAAATGCTTCAACAGTATCTGTGTCTGTGTCATCATTCTTGTACGCATTGTCATTCCAAGCACCCTTGATGTACTCGTTGTAATTCTCCACCCATGCTAGGAAGTTTGCGAACGTTTCCTGTTCAGGGTCTGTTACATCTAGTGTCTCTTGCAGATCAAGAGCTAAGGTAGGTAGATAGAACACACTACCATTAGGCAATGACTGTTCCTCTGTAGCTGCCTTGATGTTGTGCTGCACTGGCAAACGGCGCATCTTGCCTAGCTTGTTGAACAGTGTACCTGCAGTTTTAAATGCATCACGGTTTTCAATCTCCCAGATGAATGCCTGTGGATCAAGGTCAACTGGATTACCTTGTGCATCAGTAACGTCATGCATTTCTACTGTACCAAACATAACACGAACACGTTTGATCTGACGGATCAAGTCTTGTGTTTTCTCTGGCAATGCCTTGAAGTCTTCAATCCATCCTGCAGGTTTACCACAGTTGAAGCCACCGTCATTGTCTTTGAGGTCACTGTTTAGATCGTTAGCCATAAGTGTCTTGACGTAACGATTAGGTGTAGAGTCACTGCCCTTGATGAACCGCTTGTACATAAAGCGTTGTAGGTATGGACGAATAGTCGCAGTAGTTGCATAGTAAGTTGGGCCATCAGGAATCTCCAACTTGTATGTGCCACCTGCCACAACTTCCATCTTTACCTTCTTGCCATTGATTGTGTCCTCACCCATGATAGCTGAGTGATTGATACGCAAACGTGCAAGTGTACTTGCTTGTGACTTCTGTTTACCAGAGTCCACAGACATGCCCATTGCTTCTGCCATTGCATTGAAGTTACTTGTGTTAATTGTTGCTACTTGATTCATTTAAAATCTCCTTTTCTATTTTGCGAGTCTATAGTTATATCACGACACATCTTTTGTGTCAAGCCAATTAGGACCAATCTTTGCCTCTAATAATAGTGGTACGTTGAAGTCCAACTTCCACTTCTTATTGACGATGGCAAGCAGTCTGTCATTGGCTGCATGTATAATCCGTAATACTTTATCCTTCTCTTTGGGATGCACATCAATCACGAGTGAATCGTGTACGGTATTGACGATGCATGATTGCATTTGGTTTATCCCTAACAACTTGTCAATGTATATCAGAGATATAGGTACAATGTCAGCCGTAGCAAACGATTGTACAGGAAAGTTTTTAATCTGTGTGAAAAATGTCACAGTACCATTGGAACGGCGTGTCACATCAGGGAAAGAGAACTCACGACCAGATGGCGTCTTGATCTTACCCGTAGCTAGTGCCTCACGTGCAAGCTCCTTGTGCCACTTGCCAATGCCTGAGTACTTCTTAGTGAACTGCTCATAGTATGCAGCCTCTGCAGGTGTACGACCAAAACCACTAGCCCCATACAAAGGTGCAAAGGTATGTGCCTTGGCTTCCTGTCTGGATATGCTCTGACCTGCATCAGTAATAACCTGTGCAGTGTATGAGTGTACATCAAAGCCTGTAGTCACCTCGTCAATGGCAGTCTTGTCTTGTGATAAGAACGCAGCCACACGAAACTCTAACTGGGCAAAGTCAGCTTCCATAATCTCTCCGTCAACCCAACGTGATTTGAATACACGTTTCACTGGGAACGTACCACCACGTGGCATGTTCTGCATGTTAGGGTCAGCACCCGACAGTCTGCCTGTAGCAGTACGATGTTGAAGTAACCTGACATGTAGCTTACCGTCTTGCTTTACATGATTAGAGATACCTTCCACAAAACTTGACAGGTAAGTGTCAACAGCAGAAAGCCTACGTACTCGTTGCAAGAATAGTACTGCGTCTTCCATGCCACGTTGTCTAGCCACACCTTCAAGGTATTCAAGTTTATCTTTGCTTGTTGCAAAGCCGTTAGCTGATATCCATTTTGCTGTAGGTGCATTGAACTTTAACCCACCAACCACATTACGATAATCCATATAAATAAAACCCGTACTATTGCAGCTATTGCATCTGTTAGTTCTGGCGTATAATGATCCATCTTTCTTTACCTTTCTTATCTGACCAGTACCATTGCAGGTACTGCACTGTTTTGCTTTCTGTTTGTACAGTGTCTGTGTATTCTTACGTACTGTACTGCGGTAGTCTGTGTCTGTCATGCGATAGTCATCAAACAGATCAGGCCATACCTTCTTATCATTGGGCTTCTTGCTGTATATAACCCAAGACAATTGCTCTGGGCTGTTCAGGTTGATTGGACGATCACCCATTAGTTCACGTACTTGTTCCTCAAGGTCAACAACCAACTGGTCACGTTCCTGTTGGAACTCCCTACGTACAACCTCTAGTGCTTCCATATCAACACTAAAGCCACGCTGATATATCTTGGCAATGTGTAATGCCAATTGATTAGTAAGCTTGATTGTTCCTTCTAAGGAACTGCATTCCCCGTATGATGTCTGCAAACGAAGGTACAGTTGCTGCGTGGCATGTAAGTCGTGGGAGAGGTACTCTGACAACTCTGCATGTGGAATGTCACGCACAGAGTAGCCTTGCTTGAAGTATTCCTTCAAGGTATCCTGCTTCTTTGTGTCAAGGCTGTACCGTTCAGCACAAGCCTCAAGAGACAGGGGTTCCTTCTGCCCACGTTGCAGCACGTACTCACCTAACATAGTGTCAAAGATTTCACCCTCGTAGGTGAAGCCTGACTCCCATAACCATATCAAGTCGTGTGCTGCGTTGTGCATAATTAGAAGGGCGGTTTCATCCAACGCTAACTGGACACGATACCGCCCCTCTGGTGTGGGTGATTGCTCAGAATGATCAAAAGTAATAATGCTTTCGTTTCCAAGGTCATCTAGCATACCCACTTGTACTAATGTATTCTCAGGTTCAAACGGATCAAGGTGTAGCTTGCCGTTACGTTTTACCACAGTGTTTTCTACGTCAAGGGTAAGGTGGTTCATCTAATCAATGTCTCCTTCGTGCCAGTAATCCCAACTATCAACTATCATATTACGGTATGTTGCGTCAAGGTCTTTCTGAAACTGTTTGTCATTTGCTTTTTCTTCCATAGCTTCCAGAGCTTCGGCTCGTGTTAGGTTTAACCGCTTCATCTGTGATACTAAAGACACGGCATCTATTTCATCCCTGTTCATGTTATACAACTCCTTCTCTAGTGCCCTACGTCTTTCATCACCAGACATGGGGCGAATTTCATTCATCCTTTACTCCTATACATGGTAGTAAGATAGATAGCTTACAGTACTTTGGATAGTCATCATACGTCATAGCTATCAGTACTGGTGGTGCAGCAATCAGTAATGCTACAATAGCTGATGCCTTGATTGCACCATTAATGTTACCCCTCATCAATCATTCTCCCTTAATGCTCTCCACGACACAGGAAACAAGTCAATCATACTACGGTCAATTTCCCATGCTACCTCTGCTGTCTCAGCTTGTGTATCAGGCTTACATCTTAGATTACACATGTCAGCAAATGCATCCAAGCTACCTGACCAGTACCACTCAGTGACCATGCTCTGAGGCAGTACCATACGTG